TATATAGACAATATATGTATATAATGACTATATTTTAGTGTTTATGGTATAATATAAACAGGTAAGGGGAAAGTCTCTAATCTTCAGTGGATGAGGATTTAAAGGCGCCCTTTTTTCTTTTTGTGGGCAGGAAGGCAAGGCAATGGCAGTAAAAAAGAAAGCTAAAACAATAAGCAAAAAAACGACGAACCTCACGCCAAAGCAAGAACTGTTCTGCAGATTATATGCAAGCGATCGTGAGTTTTTTGGAAATGGTGTGCAAAGTTATATTGAGGCATTTGGGGTTGATTTGACTAAAAAAGGGGCTTATTTGGTAGCTCGAGTGGAGGCATCAAAGCTATTAACAAAACCCAACATCTTAAAGCGCATTGACGAGATATTTGAAAGTGGCGGTTTAAACGATTCGTACGTAGACAAACAGCTCGAAAAGCTAATTACACAAGATGCAGATTTTAAATCTAAACTTGGAGCTATTAAAGAATACAACACGCTCCGGAGCAGGGTTCAAAAGAAAATTGATATTACTAGCGGCAATAAGCCAATACCAATTCTAGGCGATCTAGTTAAGGGAGTTGATAAAGAATAATGGCTTACGTTTTAACGACTAGCACTAAAAAGCTAGCTAAACTCAATAAACGTATTAGGGCTGTTTGTGGTGGAACTTCTGCCGGCAAAACTATTTCAATTATGCAGATATTGATTAGTAAAGCGATTGATGATAAAAGGCCAACTCTAACAAGCGTTGTGAGTGAAAGCTTTCCGCACCTAAAGAAAGGTGCAATGCGTGATTTTAAAAATATCATGCAAGAGCATAATTACTGGGACGATAAAAGCTGGAATGCGACAGACTCTATTTATACATTTCAAAGTGGCTCTAAGATTGAGTTTTTTAGCGCAGACCAACCAAGCAAGGTTCGAGGACCACGCCGTGAAAGACTTTATATTAACGAGTGTAATAACGTGGACTACGAAGCTTTCGACCAGCTGGAAGTGCGAACAAATCTTGAGGTTTGGCTAGACTGGAACCCAACCTATGAGTTTTGGTTTTATACGAATGTTTTAAATAATCGAGATGATATAGATTTTATAACCTTAACATATAAAGATAACGAAGGTTTACCTGACAATATCGTTAAATCTATTGAAATGCGTAAAAGTAATAAACAATGGTGGCGAGTTTACGGCGAAGGCAAACTTGGTGAAGTTGAGGGGCGAATCTATACTGGCTGGCAAGACCTAGATGAAATACCATTTGAGGCGAGGCTTGAAGGTTATGGCTTGGATTTTGGCTACACCAACGACCCTACAGCGATTGTTGCAGTTTATTACTATAACGGCGGTTATATTTTAGATGAGAAATGCTACCGTAAAGGGATGTCTAACCGAGATATTGCGGATTTGTTTAATAGTTTACCTTATGGACTAGTTGTGGCGGATTCGGCCGAGCCTAAATCGATTGATGATATTAAGAGCTATGGCGTAGCAATTGTTGCGGCAGATAAGAGCGGAACAAAATCTAAACCATACTTAAAAACTTCAATTGGCTATGTGCAGGATCAGAAAATTAGCGTAACAAAAGGCAGCACGAACTTGATTCGAGAATATCGCAGGTATTTGTGGAAGGTAGATAAAGATGGGCGAGTGTTGAATGAACCAGATGGTGGTTATGACCACGCCCTAGATGCGGCAAGGTATAAATTGTATAGTTTGCGTAGTCATTTTGAAGAAGAGGGACAAATTTATAAATCGGGTAATCTTGAGGGGTTATTTTATTAAAGATTAGAGGCATATATGAGATTTGGTGATATAAGTGATGTGAAGACAGTTCATGACGGCAAAGTTGTAAAGCACGTCAAGAGCTATACTGTTAAGGTTAAACTGGAAAATACGACACAGTTAAGAAATGAGATATTTTCGTTAATTGAAGATGTTTCAGCTGGAAAATGTCTTGATTTTTCGGTTGATGTGAGAGTTGATTCGAATAATAAACCTAAATGGTTGACAAAAACGGTAATAGACCCTTGCTCAAAAATAAGAATGTGATATAATTAAAATAAGAAGCCACTGAGTGAAGCTCAGAGCGTTAAAATAACGTTCAAGGAGTTTGATACAGTGGCATTTTCTTTTTTAGAAAAAAATAGTTTGAAAGAATTAGCAGAGGCTGCAAAGACAAGTTTGCAACCGGTTTTTGATGATCTTAAAGAATATGAGCGAGTTGCTAACAATAAACCTAAATCAAATATTCCAAAAGGTTTACCGCAAGTTACAGACGGGACTGTTGCTGCTTATATTTCTAGCACGCCTAGAACAATTATTCAACAGATACCAACCGGTAAAGTTAAATCTTTAGATGATGACAAAGATTTGGCAGGTGTGGCGGATTTGGTGTTAACTGAAAAAATCTTACCAAACGCAAATTCAACTGGTGGAGTAATTCAGAAATCATGGAGTGCTTTAAGTAACGCATTGATTTATGGCTCACAGCCAGCGTATGTGTTCTACAAACGAGATGGTAACTATATGGGCGCCGACTTTAAGCTTGTAAGTATTCGCGACGTTTGGTATGAACCAGGTAAAAGCTATGCTGGAGATTGTAATTATATTTTCATGCGCGCTTGGTATCAAAAGAAAGATATTGAAGCGATTATCAACAATGGTAAACGCGCAAAACAAGAAGGCTTGGAATATCCGTGGGATTTGGAAGCTTTAGCTAATATTGAAGAGAAAAACCGTGAAGAAGAGCAAGAAGATAGCAACAAACAACGAAAAGCTATTGAAATTGTATTTGCTTTCCAAAAAGGTATTGGCGCAACATTCTATGGGTTCAATATGGACACCGGCGATGTGCTTTATGAGACTAAGAATCCGGATCTAACGGGCAAAATGCCAATCGTTACGCTTTATGCGGACATTGATGACAAAACACCTATTGGTAAAAGCGCTATTCGGTTTGTCGTAGGGCTACAGAATATGCTTGATACTGAAATGCAGATGTACCAGTACTCTCAAGCGTTGGGACTTGCTCCACCAATCATTAAGCGTGGAGTGTATAGCTCAGAAACATTAAGGATGAAACCTAATGCAATCTGGGACTTGGGCGCTAACGACAATAATTCCGCTCAAATTGTGAACCTTTCAACACCAGCACAAACGAATTTCTCAAACAATTACAGCTTGATTAAGAGTCAGATTATGAACCATAACAATATTTCAGACTCAAGTATCTCTTCAACAGCTGGAAATGTTTCATTCTCGAAAACTAGTGCAGGTGTTCAACAACAAGAAAACCGCATTAGTATCTCAAACAACCAGTTAATGAAGAATTTCGAAGAGTGGTTTGGTGATTTGTGCGAAAGGATGCTAAACATCCACTTTGCGTTAAGTTATGGTGAAGAAGAGATTGAGCTAACAGAACAATACATTAAGCGCGAAAAGATTCATAATCCGGACTTTGATGCTACTAGCGCAACTATTCTATATGATGCGGTTAAAAATGGCTTTAATTATCGAGTGGATGCCTCAACTTCAAAAACGAAGGATGACCAAGCTAGCGTGGAGAGTCTTGAGAAGATTCTGGAACTATCTCAGAAATATCCAAACCTTCAACAAGTGTTTGATACTACAAAGATTGGCGAGAGAATCATTGCTAAATTGGGGGTTGAAGATCCAGAAGAATTGGTGATTAACGCCGACAAGAACGGAAACGGTGTGCCAGATACACAAGAAATGATGGGAGATGAAAATGGACTTGTTGCCGAACAATGATATGTTGCAAGAACCTAAAGTTAAGATTAGCGAATATGAGCAGAAAATGATCACTATAGATGATCTAAAATCTGTTTATAACGAGATAATTGATTGGATTGAAGATCGTGCTGACAATATGGACAGGCTCAGCACGATTGAGATGACAGAATCAGAGAGTGCAGAAGATTTGAGAGCAAGAATTTATGCTCGGAGAATTGCAAGAGATACTCTTTATAGCTTGGGTGGAGAATTGAGAGCAAAGCTAAACGAAGCAAAGGAAATTAGAAGAGAATTGGAGGAACGATGATCGAAGAGAATAACCAAGAGAACAACGAAGCTCTTCAGTCAGATAAAGTTTTGCAAATAGCTGAGCTTGAAGATAACATTTTAAACGCTAAAAGTTATCGTTTTCACCAAGAAGGGCAACTGTTGGTATGTGAAGATAACCCAAACCTTTCAGGATTGTTGCCACTTGGAACGATGATCGAAGGAACGCCTGGCAATTACAAAATAACGAAGATTTTTTAGTTGAAATCTTCTATCTGGTGGTAGTCCGCTCGCAGCCACCAGTTAGAAGGGTTTAACCTTTAACCCTTTGGTGTCGCGACCATACTGCGTAATATTTAAAGGAGAAAAAATGGATGTAAATAGCGTAAATAATACAGAAGTTGCACCTGTGGAAGGTCCGCTACCAGCCGAAAACGCAACAACAGAGCAAGATGAAATCAAAGCGCTTGCAGAAAAAATGGGTTTTGACGGAGATGTAGAATCTTCTGAAATAAAGGAAGAGAAAGAGAAAACTCCGGAAGAGCCTAAAGCTGAAGAACAGGAAGAGAAAGAGGAGCCTGAAACCAGCAAACGAGGAGCTGAAGCACGAAAAGAACAATTAAACAGTGAAATTCGTGAACTAAACTCACAAAAGCACCAAATTGAGCGAGAAATCGAACAAGCGAAAGCTGTGCGAGAATATCAAGCCTCAATCAACGACAGCTACATAACACCTGAACAGTTAGAGGCTGAAGGTTGGCCGCACGAAGAAGCGGTGATGAAAGCTTTTGAGATTAATCAGCAAGTTCAAGCTAAGCAAATTGCTCTAAACAACTACAAAAATCAAGTGATGGATCTAAGACAGAACTTGACTATTGACCGCTATGAGTTGGTTAAAGATTATCCAGTCTTTGATGTAAGTAGCGATAAATATAACGAAGAATTTACTAATAAAGCACTTGAAATCTATGGCAAAGTTGCTAATCTACAGTTCGATGAAGATGGAAATGTAGTTAGTGCCGATCAGCCACTATACAGCTTTATGAGTGAGATTGCAGACCTTGCTGAAGTTTTGTCAGCAGGCGCAACGAAAGAAGCTCGCAAAGCTATTGAGAAACAGTTGGCTTCAACTTCAGTAGATAGTTCGCAAGGAGTTGCTGAAGACTCTACTGATGACTTTGTAAAGAATTTTTTCAAGTAAAATAAGAAAGGGATAATATTATGGCTATTAACTTGCCTGAAGCATATTCAACAATTTTAGACAAAGGATTTACACTTAAATCTTTGACAGCACCAGCCTTTAAAGGTAAATATAAAGTGATCAACGGTGCGACAAAAACCTTTAAGATTTTTAGCACAGAAGGTCAAGCCCTTAAAGACTACACAACACGAAAGAATGCAGCCGGTGGTGGAGTTGGATCATTTGGTTACGAATACTCAGCTGTACAAAACAACGCTCAAACTGTAACTGCAACACAAGACAAATACTTTGCAGGACAGATTGACAAAGCAGATGCTAAGTTTGCACGAGATGGCTCACTTGATACAAGCGAATTCATGCGCGTACAAATGGAAGAGCAGATCTTCCCAATGCTTGACAAATATAACATTGCTGCACTTGCGAAAGTCGCAACAAATGTAGTTCAAGCAACAACTTCAGCTAATGCTTACGAAACATTTAACAAGCTTTATGTAAACCAAACTAATAACTTGGTTCCAACAACTGGTCGTGTGGCGTTTGCATCAGCATCATTCTTTTCGAAAATCAAACTTGATCCTAAGTTTACAGTAGATAGTGAATTGACAGCTCAATCACGCCGAAGCGGAAACTATGGCCGAATTGATGGTGTTTTGATCATCGAAGTGCCTGATAGCTACTTGCCAGCTAAGACTGACCTCATCTTGACTCACGAGATGGCAGCGGCAGCTCCAAAATTCCTTGAAGACTACAAACAAGGTGAATTCAAAGAATCTGGAAGCGGTTACTATGTAAATGGTCGCGTTGTCCACGATGCCTTTGTGTTCGACAAGAAGAAATCAGCTGTATTTGCTTTGAAATCAGCATAATATGCGGAGCGGATGAAAAACTCCGCTCCAATTTTAAAATAATAGTAAATTAACAATTTGGGAGATGATGTTTGGTTTAAAATATTGATTTATGGCGGATAAATTGCTAAAATATAAGTAATTTAGGAAAAGCTTATGGTAAAGATAGGAAGACATGGAAGAATTTAAAGAACAAGTCTCTGCTGCATTCGCATTTATAGTTTGTATAATACTTCTTGGTGGATGGATTCCGATCTATATGGGCTATGATCACTATTTTGTCGAAAAATGTTCGTATGAAAGCATCTCATATAAAACTTTGCCTGAAAAAGAAATAGATTCCGGAGAAGAGACTACTTTTTTTGAGGGCGATAACGGCAAAAAAACGAGGAGATTGGATTCTGAAGGTCGTGATGGTACAAAACGGGTATGTAAAAAGGCTGACAAGGTAGTTTCTGAAACAGTAACAAAAGAGCCTACACCTACAACTTATAAGGTATATACATATAAATACACACCATCTAAGCCATATACTCCATATACTCCAGCGTATAGTAATTATGGACCTTCTGCATTGTGTGGAGATGGAACATATTCATATTCAAGTGGGCGTGGAACGTGTTCGCACCACGGTGGAGTTGCACAATGGCTGTAAGACTTGATTTTTGGGAAGGATTGGAGTAATATCAAGGTATGAAAGATAGGCGGAAGATAATTGTGTGTGGTATGCTTGGGTTGGTCGTATTGGGGCTAGTTGGGGCTTTGGTATACACTCTTGCTTTTCCGGATAAAGTGGCTAAAATAACAGGACATGACAAACTATTGAACAAGCCGGTTGAATATACTGAACCAAAAGTGACTACAATTCCTGAAAAACCAACTGCTGACAAGATATTTGAACTCGTAAACAAAGAGCGAACCCAAAGAGGAATTGCTCCTTTGGTGCGTGTGCCTGAGATTGACAACGTTACAAGGCTCAAGGTTGAAGATATGATCAAGAATGATTACTATGCTCACAAAAACCCAAAGACAGGGCAGATGCTAATTGACCGAACTTATAGGGATAAATACTGTAATGAGTATGGTGAGAATATCAACCAAGATGAATATTGGACCACAAGACCTGAAGACCATCCAGCTGAAGATCATGTTAAAGAATGGATGGAAAGTACCGATGGACACCGTGAAGCTATTTTGAACCCTAGATTTAAATATGCAGGAATAGCATTGGGTTGGAGAACTGAAAACAAGTTTGTTACAGCTCTTCATTTTTGTGAACCTTTATAGACCTTAAATCATCTCCCAAATAAAAATAAGGAGAATATATGGGCTATATTGCAAACTATAACGGTTTAGATGCAAATAAGTATAACGGTAGCAATGACTTCCGTGGTTTTTTGGCGGCAAATGGCTATGGAAAATTCTTGCCATATGTGGGTAATGATGGTAAGGGTGATTTTCGAAGAATGGCGCAAAACCCAGAATACGCCAATCAAACTCAAGCAAACTTAGGTGGGGGAATGCAAGAATTGCATGATTGGTGGAGTAAGAATAACGCTAACAACAATAGACAATATAATGTAGACCCACGCCAAGGCGGAACCTACGACCCACGGGCAGCAGCAGAAGCAAAAGCAAGAGCAGATGAAATTGCGAAATACCGTGAACAAGAACGAGTGGCATCTGAAGGATTGGGTAGATTGGATCGCCAACGAGACATTTGGCGTGGTAATGTTGAAAATAACTATGCTAACCAGCTAAACGACCTTGAAAACAGCTACACCCAAAGCAAAGGCGCATATGAGATGAACAAACGAGATTCGGAAGCCCAGAACCGTGCAGTGCGTTCACAAATCATGGAAGACGCAAACAACCAAACCAACTCTTTGCGCCAAATGTTTGCAGCAGGTGGAGCTGGAGACTCAAGCGCAGCACAAATTGTTGCTCCTTGGGCGGTTGGCTTGGAAGCGAGCCGAAACGCCGGAAGCGCACAAGATGCTTTCGC